GCAACTGCTCCAATAGTAGAATATTATCCAGAATCAGTATAATAAATATATAAAATAGGATTCAAAATGGTATTATCTTTTAACACATTTCTAACTGAAGAAGCAGAAGATACTGGTTCTGGTAAGAAACTAAAGCATCTAACACATCTTGAAGACATGCCAATTCATGGTGGTCATGAAGGAGTTTCTGCAGCCGGTGAAATGTTAGACAATGCGCATAAAGCTTTGCTCGGTAAAAAGACTGATATGCATATCTCAACAAAGTATGATGGAGCTCCATCTGTTGTATTTGGTTATCATCCAAAGAATGGTCGATTCTTTGTAGCATCAAAGTCTGCATTCAATAAAAATCCAAAGATAAACTATACAGATAAAGATATAGAAGATAATCATGGTCATGCGCCAGGATTAGTTGGTAAGTTGAAAGATGCTCTCCATCATTTACCTAAGATTGCACCTAAGCAAGGCGTGTATCAAGGTGATGTTATGTACTCAAAGAAAGATGTTGAGAGCGATAAAGGTAAGTTTCACTTTCAACCAAATACAGTTAAGTATTCTGTAGATCGTGATACACATCAAGGTAAAGCAATTAGAAATGCTAAGTTTGGTTTAGTTGTACACACAAAGTACAAAGGCAAAAACTTAGAAGATATGGAAGCAACACCTCATGTCGATAGAGAAAACTTTGCTCATCATCCAGATGTACATAATATAGATCCAACAGTCAAGTTTGATTCTTCCAAGTATACTCCTGAGAAACAAAAAGAATTTATGAATCACATGGAGAATGCAAAGAAGACTTATTCTAAGATGAAGCCTGAAGCATTCGATGCAATTAAAGGCCATGAAACAGACTTAGAAGCACACATCAATGATATGGTTCGTAAAGATGGTAAGCCTTCACATGAAGGTTATATGAATCATCTTACAAATAAGTTTAACAAAGAATCAGATAAACTTAAAACAGATGCAGCTAAAGAAAAGAAGAGACAAGCTCTTGCGCAGAAGTTGCAGCATGTTCAGGATAATAAAGAACATTTCAATAAGGTGTTAGAGTTACATCATCATTTACAGAAAGCAAAAGATACACTAACAAGTGTCATGTCTCAGCATTCTGACTTTGAACATAGTATTGCTGGCCAGAAAACTGGTCCAGAAGGTTTCGTTGCACACAACAAAGGCAACATGGCAAAGTTTGTAAATAGATCAGAATTCTCTAAGATGAATCTATTAGGCTACGGTGCTATGGCAGGAAAGAAGCAAGATGAAAAGGTTTAAAAACTTTATAGTTGAAGAAGATCAACCTAAACCAAAGAAACCAGTTGTGTTTGCTTTTGGTCGTATGAATCCTCCTACAACTGGGCATGAAGTCCTAGTTAATAAAGTCCATGAACTTGCTGATAAACATAAAGCGCATCATGAAGTAGTTCTATCTGCCACTCATGATAATGATAAAAATCCATTAACTCCAGAACAAAAGTTAATGCATGCAAAAAGATTCTTTCCAAATACAAATATAAAAGTAGCATCTAAAGCAGAACCTACACTTATACACCATGCAAGAAGATTAAACAAAGCTGGTCATGATCATCTTATCATGGTTGCTGGTGAAGATAGAGTTAAAGAATATCAGGACTTATTGCATCGCTATAATGGCAAGCCTGATAAGTCTGGTAACATTCCATTTAGTTTTCACAAGATTGATGTGGTATCAGCTGGTGCAAGAGATCCTGACGCTGAAGGTGCTGAAGGTATGTCGGCATCTAAGATGAGAGATCATGCTCGCAATAATAAGTTTAAAGAATTTAAAAAGGGTGTGCCTTCACATGTAAGTCCGGAACATGCCAAAGAGTTGTTTAACCATGTTAAAGATTCTTTAAAAAAGCCTCAGACTGATTAATTTATAAATACTAATAAATTCAATAAAAGGACTTTAAAATGGCTAAAAAACTCAGAGAAATCCTTGAAGGTGTAAAAGAACCAACTGGCGACTTAAAGAATGCTTGTTGGAAAGGTTATACTGCCGTAGGGATGAAGATGAAGAATGGTCGTAAAGTTCCTAACTGTGTTCCAAAAGAAGAAACAGAGATTGAAGAAAAGTACGGCAAAGGTTATAAGTCACCTTGGGACAAGATTGAAAAAGCTAAGCCAGGCATTGGTGCAAGAATTGATGCACATGCAAAAGAGCTAGACGATCTAAATAAAAAATATAAGCAAATTACTGATAAAGATAAAAAAGAAATAAAAGAATGTAATGATGACTGCTCTTGCAGTTGTAATGATGTAGATGAAGATGCAAAAGGACATAAGAGTCCTTCTGGTGGTTTAACACAAAAAGGCAGAGACTACTATAACAGAAAAACTGGTGGTCATCTTAAAGCTCCAGTAACTACTGCTCCTTCTAAATTAAAGAAGGGAAGTAAGGCAGCAAATCGTCGTAAGTCATTCTGCGCTCGTATGGGTGGTATGAAAAAGAGATTAACTTCCGCTAAGACTGCAAATGATCCGGATTCACGTATCAATAAAGCACTTAGAAAGTGGAATTGCTAAATGGCAACATTTAATTCAGCAAATGGCAATTACCAAACTGGTAATAAAACCCTTTTCGAAACTCAAATGCTTGCTATTTCAAATGGCCATGTAGTTGATACAAATAATCGTTTGCCTGTTGATATTGGAAATACTTCAATTAGTATTTCTGGTAATGTAAATATTAATACACCAAATACTGTAACTGTTCAAAGTTCTCCTGAAGACCCTGTTGATATGCATATTAGACAGGTTGGCAATAGTGGCATATTAAATATCCCATACTTACCTATTGGTGGTAACGTAGTTATCTATAATAGCAATGGAACAGCTGTAACTAACTCAGCGGCATTCCCTGTTTATGTAACAGCAAATGTAGTTGTTAATAATGTTATAACAGTTTCTAATGCATACACAACAACTCAAAATGTATCATTTGCAAACCAAACTGTTTATATTAATGGTGGTAATGTTAACGCCACTATCATATCAAACGCGAATACGCCTGCTCTCGTTAAGTACGCAGATTCACAAAATAGTCAATTAGATGCTGTCGGTCGCTTACGTATCGCTCCTCCGATTCAAAGCTATTGGTATACTCCATCAATTGATAAAGATGGTGACTTACGTTATCAAGAAGCATTTCAAAATAATGCTAATAGCTACTTCATTCAGAACTTAGCTCAAATTCGTATGACTTCTGGTAATACGTATAACGCCAATTCAAGTTTAAATGGTTCTGCTATTCGTTTGACCCGTCGTAGATTCGCTATGCGTCCTAACGTTTCGCTCGAGTGGTTTGGTGCTATGAATTGGTCAGGTGTTGAATCTATCGTAACCAAACGTCGCGGATTTTATACACAATACAATGGCGTGTTTTTTGAAGTTAGTAATGGGGATCTCTCGTTTAATATTCGTCGTCGTTTAGAAGATGGAACTATCGTCACTACAACTATTCCTAGAACAGATTGGGTTTATGATAAGTTGGATGGTACTGGTCCATCGGGTAAAAATATAAATCCAGCAACTTCGTCACAAACTGTTACGATCAATAGTGTTGCTTCTAAGTCAGGTCCATTTACTCCACAAAATAGTGCAGAAAACTATTATAGAGTAGTATACAACACTTCATCTACTTCAAGTTTAACTTGGCAACCTGGACAACACGTTGTTATATCTGGTCTCTCGCCAAGTACATTGAACGGACACGGTATGTTCGTATCATCAACTGCAAACACAGTTACTATTTCTTATCTTGGTGATCCGGGAACTTATACAAGCGGTACTGGCACTATCTATTCTGATGGTATGTATAATTCTTATGCTTGGTGGATTGACTTCGATGGATCTAGAACTAACCGTATTCGTTTTGGTATACAAGGGGCGAGCGGTCCACTAGTATGTCACATCGAAGACTTCACTGGTACACTAGGAACGAGATGGTCTAACGCTCCTGCGATGCCAGATCGTATGGAAATATTTAATACTGGTGTGCCAGATTATAATCCAGCATTTTTCGTTGGCTCATCTTCAATTAGTACCGAAGCTGAAGCTGTACTGAATCCTGGATTTGGTTTAGCGATCACAAATAATCATGTTCATTTTAGTAAAAACAGTGACATTGGAAATGAGTATGCTGTTCTTGGCGTAGGATTACGTGCCGGCGAACCATACCAGAGAGCTGACTTACAAATTCAACAAATTCAATCAACTGATCTTGGAAACTTAAATCCACAAAACTCTGGTATTTTTCAGTGGCGATTGGTGCTTAACCCGACATTTGCTGGTACTGCAGTTCCTACACCTTCTAATATCGGTAAAGCATCTAGACAATGGAGTTTTGCAAACGGAACAACTATCAGCGGCGGCATTACATTGATGGGTGGTTACTTCCAAGGAACTCAGCAACAAGAAACCAAAACGGCTCTTAACTTCTTAAATATGGGTTCTAATGTTGACAACTCTAATGCTGATATCGTTGTTCTAGCCTGTAAACTGCTAGTTGGAGGCAGTAGTGACTCGATAATTGCTGGCGGTTTAGACATCATTGAAGCATTGTAAAAACTAAATATAAATATTTAATATTATACTAAAGGAGAAAATAAAATGGATAATACTATTATTGGTGCTATTATTGTTGGTGCTATTGCGATTTGGGCTCTCTACAAGTTTATATTGCCAAAGGCTGATGTAAACCAGGATGGCAAGGTTGATGCTGCTGATGCGGTTGCTGCTGTTACTAAGGTTGCAGACGTAAACCAGGATGGCAAGGTTGATGTTGCTGATGCAGTTGAAGTAGTTAAGAAGACAACAAGAAAGACTAAAGCTGCTGCCACAAAGGTTGCAGAAAAGGTAAAGAAGACAAGAGCAAAAAAGAATGGATGAGTTAGAAGAAGCTTTAAAGAAAGCACAAGCCGATAGTTTTGCTTTCTATCTAAAAGCACATTACTTTCATTGGAATATTGAGGGAGCCAACTTCCCTCAATATCATTCTTTTTTAAATGATTTGTATGAAGAAGTCTTTGCAGCTGTTGATACAATAGCCGAAGTCATTCGTACACTTGATGTATATGTTCCTGGTTCTTTCACCAGATTTAAAGAACTAACATCAATTCAAGATGAAACAACTATACCAAGCGCTATGTCAATGATAACAAGACTTAAAGACGATAATGAAAAAGTTCTTGACACATTAACAAAGGCATATGAACTGGCTGAACAAGCTAAGAAGTATGGTATTTCTAAT